TCATCGGAACTTTTTTCAAAAATATCTTTAACGGGTGCAGGGATTATGTTAACATGGTTCCTGACAAAATCACTTTGGCTACAAGCCAATGTTAAATTCAAAACTAATTTTTTAACAAAACTCAGTTTAGGGCACTGAAAAGTGCCCTTTCGAAGGGGTATGCCCTAAATTGAGTGCTTACAACTGGTGCCACCACTCATGAAGAGGCTGTCTCAAAATAAACTTGAGATGGTCTTTTTTTGTTTTATTTCAGATTGAAGTCATTTGTATTGTTCTCAAAAGAAGAATTTATAAGCTTGCTTTTGAAGATTTTATCCTTTCAAACTGTTTTTTCGTTGCCATAAACCTCCTAAGAGGCTACTTTTGCAAGATTATGTGCTATGGCGTCAAGTACAACTACTTCCACATGGAACAGCGGTCGAGGTTCAAACCGGACCCGTTCAAGGCGGAAAACTTCTACTACAATGAAGAACATGACTTTTGTATCTGCCCTATGGGGCAAAGGATGCGGAGGATAGGCACCAGGAATGTGAAAACCGCATCCGGATATGTCAACGAAAATGCACGGTACAGAACTGTCAGGTGTGAAGGCTGTCCTAAGATGCCGATATTTTAAGGCAAAGGGGAACAGGACGATAGAACAGAATCACAGACTCAGAAGATACAGGCAGAAAGCCAAAGAGCTGCTGTGTTCCAAGGAAGGACTGAAACACAGAGGACAGAGATGCATAGAACCGGAAGCTGTGTTTGAACAAATGAAATACAATATGAACTACAAACGTTTCCGCCATTTTGGAAAGGATAAGATCTTCATGGACTTTGCCTTCTTTGCCATTGCCTTCAATATAAAAAAGATGTGTGCAAAAATGGCTAAAGAAGGTATGGATTGACTGATTAGACTGTTTTATGAGCTTACAGTAGCTATATTTAGATGTTGCGAACACATAAATCAAAGAAATCCTCAAAATATCGCAGCTTAAAAAAATGAGCCGATTTTTATAGTCAACGAAAAAAAAAGGAGCATCGCGTATATGACACACCTTCATTTTTATTGCAAATATTTTGTATCATATTCTTGTTCTTATCTGTTGAAACATGCTCCATAAGAAGAAGCCTTTTTTCTCTATGAATAAAAATATTTGCTGATTCAAAAAATATCCGTATCTTTGTATCCTAAGAGGGTTGTTCCATAAATAAGAGACTGTAAAATACTGAAATTAGCACAATCTCCAAATCGTTACCCGAAACTTTTTAAAACTTCTATAAGCGTTTGTCTTTCAAATCAATCTGTCAATAAGATAAGAATTTAAAGTAGATTCTATCGGGGCTGTTTTCCCACCAATGAACCATGCTTGTGCCGGTTGTGGAATATCTGTTTTTTCTTTTGAAATGAAATTGGGTGCATAGTCATATAAAAATGCGCATAACTCTGCTGGAGAGAGTTGGTTTTCAATTCTAAACCGATAAAACACCTCACACAATTCCCAATAATACATACATCTCGATTTATAATCAGATTTTTTAGGTATAAGAGGAAGTTCTATCTCGAATGTGTCTGTTATCTTATTTAAAACGAAAAAACGACTTCTGAAAAGGTTTGGGAAAAAGTATTCAGGGGCAAAGTAATATAACATGAATGACAACATATCATTAGCAGATAGCATTAATTGGTATTCGCCCTCATTGATTACTGCTACATGCTCTTCATCAAATATCCCTTTGGTCGTGAGTGTATAATAAAATTGCTTTGCAGATTCATGGTTTTCGGGCTTTTCTGCACTGTCGAAAGAGCAAGCCCAAAATAGGTCGCATGTTTCTACAAAATAGTCTTCTGAAAGAAAACGTGCTGAATTAGGATTGTATTTAGAAAACAGTTCGTATTCAGTCATCTTTTCATTGGCTTCCTCAAACTCCTTAATAGCTTTTTGTCCGTCAGAAGATTGCTTATATAGGTTCCATGTGTATTGATTGAATTTCATAGTATTGTTATTGTAACTACATTTGCGTTCTCGCTAATTTACCTACAACCTTGTATAAATGAATTACATCATTATCTATGTCAATTTCCATATCGGGATATTTTCTTTTCCCATCCGGATTAGCTATATTGTTGTAGGAAGACAATATTGTTTTTTTTCGCTCGTAGTCGATATGAATCATTTTAAGAAGTCTGTCTTCTTTTGTTATAATTACATACGGCTGTCCATTGTCTATGTTTCGTTTGTCTTTTATTTCACGGACAAAGATTGTATCTCCCGACATATACATATCGTACATAGAATCACCATATACGGTTATTCCATAGCATCCAGTAAATTCTGGTATATTCACATATCCAATAACCTTGTTTTCATTTCCGTCAAATCCAATTCCATGTCCTGCGCATACACGTATATCAAGTATTTTAATATCTTTATTCGTGGTTGGAGTTTCAGTGATTGACGAATTGGTATTAATTGTCATGTTGCCAATTCCAGTTATTAACCAATTTATATTAAGGTCAGGGCAAGCAGACGCTATCTTTTCTATTGAATCTGCATTAAAGCCCGTTTTTTTGGCAATAGCTCCACGAGATAAACCAGCTGATTCTTCAAAAGCGGTTTGCCCAATCCCTTTGATTTTTAAATATTCAACAAATCTTTCTTTTGTGCTCATCTTTTTTGGGTTTTACTGTTATCTTTCAGTATATTTGTGTCGGAATCAAGTTGCGGATGATTTCGACTAAATTGTTTAACTATTCCCATTAAGGGACTATATAGGTGACTTGACTTCAAACCGCAACTTTGGAGTTGGTCGCTTTATTTTTTTTGCTATGATAGAAGCCTTAATAATGTATCTATGCGGCTTAATTCCTTGGATTGCAATTATTCTTCTTGGAATAGCAAGGAACCATGAGGATAAAGATGAATAGCTTTATTCATACGATGGCAAATTCAATAGCGCATTGTAAACCGTAATAGCCTTTTCGTCAGATATTCCTATCATTCCAGTTTTTAACTCATCCATGTACTTCATTACTATTTCGCATTTATTGATACAGTTTGTTTTCTGTAGTATATCCACTGCCTGCTGTAAACTGATAGACACTAATTCCCTTTCTCCTAATTTATTAGCATCAATTGCTGCAAGGCAAAATACACAAAAAGCTTCGTTGTATTCTTCATTAATAATATAAATATTCCCCGTTGTAAATCTTTGCATTGTTCTTGTAAGAGACCTTAAATCTTCTTTTAGCTGGGAATTACTATCCTTATACAGTTTTCGTTCATCCTCAATTTTTTCCTGTACTCTTTTATCTATAGTCAATATTGTGTATATCTGTATCCCTAAAATCGCTGTTATTCCTATTCCCATGACTGATATACAGATTTCTAATGTTTTTTGAAGCGATACAGAGTTACTGTTGTGCATAGAGTAAAGTGATAGAACTATCGCAATAACACTTAATCCAAGTGCTATCCACGCTATCCAATTTCTATTTCTGCCTTCTTTCTTCATATTATAATAAGGTATAACCTGCTTCAATAGTTAAATAGTGTTGTTTTACTACTATTTTTCAGTATTAGATTCTTTTTACTGAAAAATAGTAGTATATTTGCATTATCAAATTAAACTGATACAAAGAAACGAAGATTAATTCAGATTTCAAATAGTATAAACATATTAAAATACACGATTATGAGAACAAGAGAATTTTTACACGAAGTAATGAGCCTTGCTTGGCAGTTCGTTAAGCGTAATGGCTACACCATGAGCGAAGCAATGAAGGTGGCTTGGGCTAATTTGAAACTGAAAGGTGAGATGAAGAAGAAGATAGTGAAGTTCTACTTCAAAAAAGTGGACGGTTCTGTTCGTGAGGCATACGGTACACTAAATGAAAAGCTGATGCCTGCCATCACTGGTACTGACAATAGAAAGAAGAATGATACCGTCCAGACTTACTATGATACTGAACGCCAAGAATTCAGATGCTTCAAAAAAGCTAATCTGATGTCAATCGCATAAACGATATGGATATGAATGCTTACACGATTAACCAGCAGTTGGATAGCCTTTATAAAGATTTAGAGGCAGCTCACAACAACGATGAAAGGACTGTTTGCCTGATGTTCAATGCTGATAGCAAAAAAGAAGTTATCCAGTTGATAACGGATGAGATAGACAGTTTGGAAGATGCCTTAAAAGGTTTTGAAACTTGTGAAGATGATGGCATGGATTACGATGCTCTATGCCGGGTACAAGGTATCAGCCGATACGCATAATACACGATTATGCAACGCACGACAGCCCTACAGACGGATTGAACGGCAACCGATAGCGAGAATCGGGTAGGGTACTATTGATTAGTTCTTTGACAAGCCTGTAAAAGCCTTTACGGTGTAATACTATAAGCCGTTTTAGGTCAACCAAAGATAACGAAATATAGAAGCCGCCATAGCAGAAATGCGGTGAACGGTGGTAAGGCTATATGAATTTGAAATGATTTTTACTTTCAGCACGCCAATTTGTCTTTAGTGTGATGAGTATGCTTGGTTAGGCACAAGTATCGCTGAAAGGTCTAGATATAGCTTGTACTGAACTGAAATACGGTTCTACTATTCGATTAGGGTACAGGCACAAACTTTAATTTACACGATTATGAACGGAGAAAACAAAATGGAAACAGTAGAAGTGAAACATGAAAATTTGCAGGAATTATACAAGGTATTGACGAATTATCCTGCAATCTCGAAAGAACAGGTGATTCACGAACTTCACAAATGCTTCGGTAAAGAGGCTTTTAAGCTGAAAGATGTAACGGAACGTATAAAGACATTCGAGGATGCTTGCAAGGAACTCGGAGAAAATAATCCGCTTATACACGCATGGAAATCATGGGACCTTTTTGGATTAAGAAATCAGCCCGATGTAGATGCTTACCTTAAACTCCGCATCATTGCTGCCGCACTTAATGAGGGTTGGAAGCCACAATTTACAACGGATGAATTACGATACTTCCCTTGTTTTGTCCTTTACCTCCCAATAGACGAAATGGGTAATGAACCGAAGTACCGTGTAGTGAGTCGGTCGCCATTCTATGCGAATGCGAATGGCGGAATTGCGTATGCAGGTACGAGTATCGGTGTTTCTAATCCGATTGCGTACATTGGTTCTCGGATTTTCTTTAAAACAAGAGAACTTTCGGAATACGCAGGCGTGCAATTCATTGACATTTGGGCTGATTACGTATTCAATTCATAGAGAGTTTAAGTAAAAGGCAGTAGGATATTTAAATATTTGCTTTTGGCGAAATAATGAAATAGATAGATATGGGAATAGTCGAAAAGAAACTTCGCACGATGGCTATCCGGGCTTTGTGTCAGGGAGGATTTATGAAAGTGAACTGGTGTATGCGCAACGAAGTGAAATACACTATTGAATCAATTAATGTAGAGGTGTTGATTGGAACTCCTGATGAAGATTTCAAGAAATATCGCGGAGTTGGCGATAAAGTTCTTGTAGAGATACTTAAAATAAGGGATAAGGTTAAATCACTTTATAATTATGATTAAATAAAAACTGTTATGAAACATAGGCGAAAAAGCAGATTTACCGATATGGATGTAAATGCTATCTGTAAATTGAAAGACGAGCTTATCCAATATAAGCAAGCATACAGATTTCTGTTTTATTCAATTATTAATGCTGAAGCAGGCAAAGATATGCCGGATATCTTAGTATCTGACTTACCGGATGATAGTATAGTCCATTATGTGAATAGGACTATAAGAGAGTGGAGCGAGAAGTTATATTCAACCAATAAAGAGAAGAAAGATGATTAAAAGAATACTTCAGTATTTCAGAAAAAGAAAAGAACAGAAGTTACGCAAAGAGCTTCTTCTGAAAGTAGGCACACACTCAACTACCCAAGCCGTTCAAGCCTGGGTAGAGTTCATCCTTGACGGTAAGACCTCTAAAGAGCTTCTTCTATCAGCTGGCGAAGATGAGAGAGTGAAAAATTGGATTGGATTATTAGGCATCCAGTCTCAGCAACCCAACCATCCCGTTGATGGGGAGTAGATACATAAATTTTACATAGTTGTTTTTCTCCGAATGTGACAGTCTCAATGGCTGAAATGTGATTTACATTAATCAATACAATCTCTTCCCCTTGGGGAATTTCAATAAACTGTTTCATATTTCTTGATTTTTAGATTTGACACCTCAAAATTAAGAAAATCCCCTGACAATAACGTGATGTTGCCAATCGAATTGGTTCAGGGGAGCCAACTAATTTATACGATTATGAAAACAGTCCAATTCATTTTATCCATATTGGTTAGTATATGTGCTGCCGGTATGCTTTACGGGGCTATTACTACTTACAGTCCTATGAAAATATTCTCTATCACTATAATGAGTGTTATATGTGTAGGGTGTGTGTCGCTCATGAGAATAACTTATAGAGAACTTAAAACAGACCGCTAAAAGGTAGTCCTATAATCCGGCACAAGGCGCATGGGGATGAGTGCACAATCACCTTGTAAACCAGCTGGGCGGTAATTTATGAAGTAGCATTGTTGGAATGCGTGTAAGCGATTAATTGTTGGTATTAACTTATATTCTAATTTATATATTCATTTAGCTTACAAGAAGTAGGTTCGACTCCTACCTTTTTAACGACATTTTAAATTTATACGATTATGACAGTGGAAGAATTAAGAGGCATGACGCATGAAGATTTAGTAAGGCGTGTGCAGGAACTGGAAGAGGCTAACGAGAAATTAGCTGAAGAGAAAAATACATGGTATAAATCTTGGAGTGATTTGAACCGGAAGTTTGATCATTTCAAGAACGCGGTTAAAAGCATTGTTCTGATAATAGATTAGATATTCGTGTTTTATATTGTGTTTGTACTGGGTGTGCCGTCCGTGAGGATAGTGCACCTTTTTTAATCGGATGGTTAGCTTATCGGTTAGAGCTTCGTGTTGCGCAAACAATTGGCACGATTGAGAGGGGTTCGATTCCCTTACCATCCACGAATCATTAATTAAATTTTACTCTTATGGCAAAAGAACTGAAAGAAAGAACAGAAATCAAGAAAAAGCTGAAAAAGAAGAATGACAGAATCAGCTTTGACTTTAGCGACAAGCTTGCCGGACAGCTTCGCAGGTGTACAGCTGATCTTAACAGGCTGGCAAGGATTGATCGGATAATAGACAAGGAGCAAACTTTGTATTCGGTGGACACTAACAGGGAAGCCGGATATATTGAGGTTATTCGCAATTATTAATCAGCTGACTTACACGATTATGAAGAGAGTTTTTAATGAACTTACACCTGAATGCGAGATTACGGCACGAATGTATGCACAAGGGTATGAGAAAAAAGAAATTGCAAACCTCAAATGCCGAGCGGTCAGCACGATAAACAACCAACTGCAAAGAGCTTTTGAGATTTTGAACGTAAGGAACGGCAGAGAACTGGCAACCATGCTATATGAGAGAATAGCTGGTATGAAGTTCACGATGGACTTTTCACCTACTATTAGGTCGGCTGTTGCTTTCTGCCTGTTGTGCATCTTTTCTTTTTCGCTCTATCACGAACAGGGTGATATGAGAAGGGGACGAAGAACGAGAGTTGAACGAATTGAAAGAACTGGACGGTATGGAGGTAAGACTTGAATTATTTGAATTTAAAAATATCTGCATGGACATGGCGGAGCTTGGTGCAGCTGCCAGTGAGAAGAAACGGTCTCCTGTATCTGATGAAATCAAGCAAAGAGAAGCGTTCAGATGGTTAAAGACACTTGGGTATGAACCTAACTTTTTGGAAAAGTTAGAGAAAGAAGGATTGGTGCATAAGAAAAGAAAAGGCTCATCCAGAAATTCTCCTATCATATATTCCAAGTTCGAGATACAATCCGCTATTAATGCTTTTAAAATGAGTAAATATCTGAACAAATAACCCTATAAAATTTACGATTATGAGCGAGACTTGGAAGGATGTATATGGATATGAGGGTTTATACCAAATAAGTAGCAGTGGAAGGTTAAGAGGACGTTATGGTAAAATCCAAAAGCCTATTATCACCAAATCCGGATATGTACGATATACATTATCTAAAAATTGCATTGAAAAGAAAATTATGGCTCATAGGCTTGTTGCATCGGCGTTTATAGACAATCACGAACATAAGCCACAAGTGAACCATATCAATGGTGTCAAAACAGATAACCGGGTTGAGAATTTAGAGTGGTGTACTAATTCTGAAAACATAAAGCATTCTTTTAAAATCGGTATTAAAGATTTTAAAGGAGGAAAAGGTCCGGCAGCAAAAAAGGTGACAGATGTTGTAACTGGGAAAATATGGAATTGTGCATTGGATTGTGCTAAAGACATAGGGATTCATCCAGTTACATTGCGGAACAAGCTAAATGGTCATTGTAAGAATAATACAAATCTAAAATATTTATAATCATGAGTTTAATTAAGAAAAGTAATGAATTAGTTATCCCGACCACCGTGAAGATGATGATTTACGGTCAAGCCGGAATGGGAAAGAGTACGGTAGCATTGAGCGCACCGAAACCGCTGCTGTTGGACTTCGATAACGGCGTGAAGCGCATGAACATGGCGCACTTGGAGAATATAGACACGGTACAGGTCACTTCATGGAGCGATGTTCAGCAAGTTCTTCAAGAGGACTTGTCCGCTTATCAGACCATTGTAGTAGATACCATCGGCAAGATGATGGACTTCATCATTACTCACAAGTGTGGAACCCGCCAGCCGTCCATCCGTGATTGGAGCGGTATCAATGCAGAGTTTTCATGGATGACACGAACACTTTCGGGGCTTAACAAGCACATCATTTTCGTTGCCCATCGCGACACAAGAAAAGAAGGTGATGATACGGTGTTTATCCCTGCCTTGCGTGAAAAATCCTACAACTCTATCGTTACTGAACTGGATTTGCTCGGTTATCTTGAAATGAAAAGCGAAAGAGGCGTCCAAAGACGTACTATCACTTTTGACCCAACTTCAAGAAATGACGGTAAGAATACTTGCAATCTTCCTTCAGTGATGGAAGTTCCTACCATCCTTGACAAGAATGGTAATCCAACCGCAAAGAACGACTTTATCACCGCCAAGATAATCAATTCGTATTTGGGTATGCTTGCTGCCAAGAAAGAGGCACAGGAAAAGTATGATAAAGTTATTGAAGAGATAAAAGAACAGATCGAACTTATTACGGATGCGGAATCTGCCAATAATTTTATCGCGCAAATAGATAACTTTGAGCACGTTGGTTCTTCAAAGCAAATGGCGGCAAAGTTGGTAGCTAACAAAGCGAAGTCTTTGAATCTGAAACTTAATTCAGAAAAGAAATATGAACCAGCAGCCTAAATATCGTATTTACGCAACGCTTCTTGATGCCTTTGGGGCATATCTGAATAGTGATGTGATTTGGGATAAGTACTGGGGGTGGTCAGAAAATCCACCCCATACTCCTGAAGAATTTCACGAACAACAGTTTCAAGAACTGATAGACCGGATTAACCGCAAGCCATTCGATAGCGAAGCGGCAGACCGTGGTACGGCTTTCAATGAAATCATTGATTGTATGATTGAGAACCGTAAATCTTCTATAATGGAAATTAGCAAGGCATATCACGATGACGGAAAACTTTACGGGATAAAAGCTGTTTACAACAATCGCACTTTCACTTTTCACATTGACCTTTGCCGCGAGTTTGCCAACTACTACAAAGGAGCATTAACCCAACAAAGAGTAGAAGCCATCTTGCCTACTGCATACGGTAGTGTATTGGTTTATGGTTTGATTGACGAACTGATGCCTACCAGTGTTCACGACATCAAAACAACCGGTAGTTATACCGTGGGAAAGTTCAAAGATCACCACCAGCATTTAGTTTATCCTTATGCTCTTATGCAGAATGGGTCGGATGTACGGACATTTGAGTATAACATTGTGGAGTTCAACAAAGGCGGTTATGTGGTAGATACCTATACAGAAACATACGTTTTCAATCCTGAACGTGATATTCCTATTCTTACTAATCATTGTGAGGAATTTATCCGGTTTTTGGAAGAAAACAGAGAACTTATAACCGATAAAAAGATATTAGGAGGAGAAAATTAATGGCAAACCAAATAACTGGACGGATAATCGAAATTGGACAAACCGTTCAAATACCATCCAAAAACGGTGGTTCCTCATTTACAAAACGGGAGTTTATTTTAGATGCTACCACTTACGACCCTTATACGGGAGAGCGTAGCGAGTATGAGAACATTATTCCCTTAGAGTTTTCAGGCGATAAGTGTGCAGAACTTGACCGCTTTAATCAGGGTGATGTTGTTACTGTATCATTTGTCTTACAAGGTCGTTCGTGGACGAACTTGGATGGAGAACTTAAACGTATGGCATCCATTCGATGTTATAAGATAGAGGCACGTGGTGGTGTATCACAACCTCCCCAAACTGCACCTGCACAACAGCCTGTTCAGCAGCCGACGCCACAGTCTACCTATCAACAACTGCCGGATTTTCCGCCTCCTGTTGATGCGAATGGTAATCCCAAGGACGATTTGCCATTTTAGCGTATGATTTTCGACTTGAAGAATGAATATATGGAAGAGATTTGGAAAGATGTAAAAGGATATGAAGAGTTATACCAAGTGTCTAATTATGGTCAGATACGTTCAGTTGATAGAACTGTTGGATATAGGTATAAAGGAAAACAAAGGATATACAAAGGTCGTATGTTAAAGCAAGTTGTAAGAAATGGATATTTATCTGTAAGTTTATCGAAAGAAAATAAACTAAAACAGAAAAATATTCATCGACTTGTTGCCGAAGCCTTTCTACCTAATCCATTTAATTTACCTGTAATTAATCATATAGATGAAAATAAGAAGAATAATATGGTTTCTAATTTGGAATGGTGCTCTTGTGCCTATAATACAAATTATGGTAGCGGTAGAAAGAAACAAGCAGAATCTCAACAGAAGGTAGTATTGCAGTATGATAGGAGTGGAAATTTATTAAATCAGTATCCATCTGCAACGATTGCGGCATTAAAAAATGGCTATAATCTTAAAACTATATCTCAATGTTGTCGAGGACATATTAAAAGTGCATATAATTATATATGGAGGTATAAATATGATATTTAACCTAAATAATTCTTTTGAACATGATAGGTTTAAAGAGTATGTAAATCAATTATATAAGCAAAAGGCTATTGTGGAAGTGAAAAAGAAACTACCTAACCGCACGCTTGCCCAAAACAGCTACTTGCATCTTCTTTTAGGGTATTTCGGTAGTGAGTACGGTTGCAGTCTCGACGAAGCAAAAATTGATTTTTATAAGAGGACTTGCAACCGTGATTTGTTTGAGAGAAAGACGGTCAACAAGAAAGGTAAGGAAGTAACTTACTTAAGAAGTTCTGCCGAGCTGACAACAGGTGAAATGACTTTGAGTATTGACCGTTTTCGTAATTGGAGTGCATCAGTGGCAGGTATCTATCTGCCGGCTGCAAATGAACATCAGATGCTGATATACGCCCAGCAGGAAATACAAAGAAATCAAGAATTTATTTAGTTATGATAGAAACAAGAAAAACAGAAAAACGGTACGTGACATCCGACCCAAAGAAGATGCTCAATATGTACCTTGCAAAGCGTGTTCTCAAAACATGGGAGGAATCTTTCATAGATGAAGATACCGGCGAAACGGTAAACATTGAACGTAATGAAGTCCTTTTTGATCGTGGTTCTCTGATAGACCAAGACCTATTGGCAAAAATTCGTTTCAGTATGGAAGCGGATGGCATCAAAGAAGTGGAAGTCAGTAGTCAGAAGCGTTTAGCTTTTGAGAACGAAAACAAGTTCTTATATCCCTATCTTGCACAGGCACAGATAGGTGACAAGAAGTACAAATTCCTGCTTTATGCTACCGGCCTGGAGAATGTCTGCCTTATTTTGAGAGACTACATTGAACTTAATTATCAATCGGGATTCACCTTAACGATGGCAAAGGAGTTTGATTCGTGCGTGATTCTTACTGATAATCTGAAAGAGCGTAAAGTCGATGATGCTTCGATTGCTTATCTTAAAAATGAAATCACAATGGCAGAGTACGTTGACAAGATGGACGATGAGACCGAGGATAGTGACGAAGAATCTAAACCGGATGAAAAGAAGTTCTATCAGATTGAAACGAAAATCACATTTGACGAAGAGCAACGTACTCAAACATTCGTAGTGAATACTTTTAATGTTGATAGGGCGATGATGCTTATTACCCACTACCTCAAAAATAAAGAGGAAGAATGTGAGAAGCAAGCCAAAGAAAAGGGACATGAGTTCAACAAAAGAGAAATCCATGCAGCCATTGAATCTGCCAAACCTATCCCGGTTGGGCGGTTTATTCCGAAAGAGTTTTCAATGGCTTATATGGAATAACTTTGTTAACCAGCCTGCTCGGTCTGTGAAGATATAGCTGGAAAACCCATAAAAATACAATCATGAATATAGTAAAAAGTAAAAGTTTTAAAAATGGTACAGTTTACTGCTTGCGGCTTGAAGATGGTATGCTGGTAGAAACAACTGATACCTTTCTTCCATATTACACAAAAGATGCGATAGGAAGAAAACAGAATTTCCTTGATAACAACAATCTCGGAAGTCGCGCTGAAAGATGGATGATTGGAGTTTCAACCATGAGCGGTTGTCCTGTACGTTGTAAGTTCTGTGCCACTGGTAATATGAAGAAATACCGCAATCTTACAGCAGATGAGATTGTAGAACAAGTATTGTTTGCTATAAGAAGCGCAGGTTACAACCCGAATGATTCCAAAGAATTTAAGATTAACTACACTCGTATGGGTGAGCCTTTCTTAAATATAGAAGCCGTAAAAAAAGCAATTGAACGTATTACGGAAATATTCCCAAATACTCACCATTACATTTCAACGATTGGCATTAAAGATAGCGACTTCTCTTTTGTGAAAGGCAATGTGACACTACAGATTAGCTTACACAGTTTTGACGAAGAAAAGAGAGGCTGGCTTATTCCTTATCCGAAGAAAATGTCTATTGATGAACTTGGGCAAATAAGAACAGAAAGTAATCTGAAAACAACTATCAACTTAACATTGGTGGATGAATCTGATTTTGATGCGGATAAGCTGGAGAAACATTTTGATAAGGAACACTTTTTTGTGAAGTTGTCTCCAATCAATACAAATAACATATCAGAGAAAAACAACCTTGGTAATGGAATTATCGAGGGAGTGAATTTAGTATAAACAATTTAATTTACAGAATCATGAAAGAGATTAAAAAACAACTTGAAAAGATGGGCTACGATTATGCAGTAGCCATTGCAACAAAGTCAGAAATTGAAAACGGTGCCGCTTGCGGTCAGCTTTCAATTATCGTTGAAGGCGAGACTGAAGAATAAGTAACAGTTAGGTGGTATGGCGGAATTGGTAGACGCTAAAGTTTAATATCTCATAGATAGGTTGTCGGTAACGGGGGGGTAATATAAGCAGTAGCCCGATGTAAAAACATATAAAGGCAGGTATAGGTGGCGAGATTCCACTCATTGTAAAAACTAAAAAGCTCCTATCATGCAGGTTCAAGTCCTGTTACCACCACATAGGGATAAAATGGTCATAGGGTGCTAAGACTAAATGAATGGAACTTTCAAGTGTACATAGAAATGGAAATCATCAAGACCGTAGTTGTAAGTAACAGGTTGAGTAGTTTAAAGATCGTAGGATAACCAATCTACGGATGAAAGCGAGAAAGCAGACGATACTTGTGCGGGTTCGACTCCCGCTTATCCCTCATAAATGTGAGCCACACATAAATGGCAAGGGTTAGTGAATAATGGTTGTTTTGCCCCGGAGAATACGCTTCGGGGCTTTTAATTGGCTAAATTATGAAGACATACGCAGATACTTTTAAAGATAAAATAATAGGTCTGTCAGAAGAAGAATTGCAAAACCTAAGAGATTCTTCCTTTGATAAGATAGAGGTTTATAGAGAAAGACTTGCTATAGTAAGCAACGATAAAAAAGTTCATGATTTAACCGTATCTATTCGTCGGAAGAAGATAGAAATAAGAGAGATAAATAAATTGTTGAAACAATGCCATACTACATAAAAAGCACTAAGGCTAAGAAGAAAGACAAGCCTTTACCTCTGTTTGATAAAGCAGGGGTAACAGTAAAGAAGAAGCCGGATTTGAAAGCTAAGCTCGACAAGGAGTTTTCCCTTTTTATCCGGCTTCGTGATGCAATGCCAAACGGGTATTTTAGATGTATCTCGTGCGGACAGATAAAGCCGTTTACACAAGCAGACTGCGGGCACTATTTCAGTCGTACACATTTGGCAACACGGTTTGATGAGAATAATTGCCATGCCGAATGCCGACACTGCAACAGGTTCAAAGCCGACCATTTGGAAGGGTATCGGGTGAATCTAATTGCTAAAATCGGACAACAGAAGTTTGATTTACTGAAAGTCAAAGTTGCCAGCACTTCCAAAATGACTGATTTTGAGTACGAACAGCTAATCAAGTATTACAAAGCACTTAATAAGAAGTTACGAAAGGAGAAAGGATTATGAATGATTTGGAAGCAGGAACATTTGTTATGATGGTCAAGAATGATGATGGTCAAGAATGATGATGGTTCATTCTCTCCGGTTGGATTAAGTAAGGAACAGGCTTATATAATCCGGATATTTCTTTCCAAACTTAGTGAGGATTTCCCTTTTATCATTAAATCAGAAGATAGATATGTACAAACTACGTGATTACCAACAGAAAGCCTCTGATGCTGCCGTTTCTTTCTTCAATAACAAGGCGAAGAAAACAAATGCCATTATGGTGTTACCTACGGGCAGCGGAAAGTCGCTTATCATAGCAGATATAGCCGCAAGGCTTGACGGTCATACCTTGGTGTTCCAGCCCTCGAAGGAAATACTCGAACAGAATTTCAAGAAACTCTGTTCATACGGTATTCTTGATTGCAGTATCTATTCATCATCCTTTAACTCAAAGGAGATAAGCCGGATAACATTTGCCACCATCGGCAGTGTGAAGAATCATCCCGAACTGTTTACCCACTTCAAGAACATCATTGTGGATGAATGTCATCTTGTAAACCCCAAAGAGGGAATGTACAAGGATTTTTTTGATGCAGTGAAGTGTAAGGTTCTTGGGCTGACAGCAACGCCATACCGTTTAAGCTCCAGTCGTGATTTCGGCTCCATGCTGAAATTTATCACTCGGACAAAACCTCATGTCTTTTCAGAGGTCATTTATCATGTACAGGTATCAACCCTATTAGATATGGGCTACTTGGCGAAGTTGGATTACTATTCAATGAATCCTTCAGGGTGGAATGAACTTAACTTGAAAGTAAATACTACTGGTGCCGACTATACGGATAGGTCAGTTCAAAAAGAATATGAACGGATAGACTTCTACGGTTATCTCGTTCATATCGTCCAAAGGCTGATGAATCCCAAAGCCGGAGGAAAACGGAAGGGTATTTTGGTCTTTACCCGTTTTTTGAAAGAAGCGGAACGGTTAACGATGTCAATACCCGGTTGCGCTATCGTTTCAGGTGATACTCCTAAGAAAGAACGTGAACATATTCTTGAGGCGTTCAAAGCTGGTGAAATTCCGGTAGTAGCTAATGTGGGTGTACTTACGACTGGCTTTGACTATCCGGAACTTGATACGGTCGTTATGGCACGTCCTACAATGTCACTTGCCATGTGGTATCAGATAGTCGGTCGTGCCATCCGCCCGCATCCTTCTAAAGAATGTGGATGGATTGTGGATTTATGCGGTAACATCAAACGTTTCGGAGAGGTGTCGGATTTACGATTGTTTGATAGCGGTAATGGTAAGTGGGCTGTATTTTCTAACGGAAGGCAATTAACTAACGTGAGATTCTAAGACTATGGACGAAGGATTTTTGAGGCTAAGCCGCAGGTTTTTCTCGAATGAAATGTGGAATGAAGCCCGTACTTTTAGCAGTTGCGAAGCGTGGTTAGACTTAATTCAGTCTGCACGATTTGAGGCAACGCCCCGAAAGGAGAGTATCGGAGGTCGAGAAATCTCTTATTCAAGAGGTCAATATCCTGCATCCATAAGATTTCTGTCACAGCGTTGGAAATGGTCTGAAAAGAAGGTGCGTTCCTTTCTTGTGCATCTTAGAAAGAAAGGTATGATAACTGTTGAGTGCAATCAAGGAATGAACCTTATAACCTTATGTAAATATGAAGAATATAATCCAATGGGCACAACCAAGGGCACAAGTAAGGACACAGGTATTGAAAAGGAAATCAATGAATTAAGACACGAATGGGCACAACTAAGGGCACAACTTGGGGCACAGCCCATGAACAACAATCTACCGCAATCCGAACTTTTACAAAAATCAGGGCACACAGAGGGCACAAATACAAAGAAAGAAGAAAGAGAGTATATAGATATATCTCTACATCAAAAGAAAGAAAATACTCCTGACGGAGTATCAAAGAAAGCCAAGCTTTCTTCGCCCTCCCCCTCTGAAAAGATTGATTACAGCGGATTGATGGAATACTATAATACCACATTCAAAGACAGACTCCAGCAGATAAGATCAATGACTGATGTGAGAAAAAAGGCTGTAAAAGCCCGGATAGCCCAATATGGGAAAGAGTCAGTGAGGAGTGTTTTCAATCTCATTCTTCAATCCCCGTTCCTACTTGGAGCTAATGACCGCAATTGGAAATGCGACTTTGATTGGATTTTCAAACAAGCAAACTTTACTAAAATATTGGAAGGAAACTATAATGGGACAAGACTTAGTAAAAATCAACAGGATAGCGAGCAGCGAAAACGTGATTCAATTCTTGCAGTCGCTACAACCGTTAGAGAAGCTGCCGCAAAAAAGAGAAAGGAACTTGAAGCAGAGGGCGTTATTGAATAAATATCCCGATCCTGCACAATTCATTCTTGATTACAACCCTGATTTGCAGTTCAAACTTGTCAGATGTAATGCAACCCATTCAGAACTGGCGTTGAATGACAGCATTCCGAGTTTAGGACTATTGTCTTCTACTTATGGGGATGAAACACCGATAGAATGGCTAAAGATACAATTTGGTTCATTGAATGACTTTGCAGAAGTTTCAACCAAGATAGCGAAAGAGCAACTTTCTGAACTATCGGAGATATTCCTTTCGGAGTATTATTATATAAATGCCGCTGAAATCTGTTTTTTCATAGCACGGTTTAAGTCAGGGAAGTATGGGCGGTTCTACGGTTCAATAGATCCATTGAAAATAACAAGTGCGATGCTGGACTACGTTTCTGAACGTCGGAAAGATATTGAACGGAAAGAGCGTGAACGATACAGAAACCAACGTGAAAAAGAGATAGAGGAGCGTGGAGATAACAGAATCTCTTATGCTGAGTACATTGAAATCAAGCACCGTGCTGATGCAGGAGATGAGGAAGCTAGAAAAATGCTGATATCACCATGAGAATAACCGTTTACTGGGTAACAAGAAATCCGGATGTTATCGTAAGAATCCGGAAAAAGTTCAATATCCCAAGTTATACTTCCGTGAACTACGAAACAGAATGTGAAATCAAGAATGAAGACTTTCCACTGTTAGAAGAAACAGAACGAAGGGGATTCATTCGAATTAGAAATAAGAATACACGATTATGCAAGGAACAGACAAACTGAATACGATAACCAACATCGTATTTGTCCTCACGGACGTTTTAGAAACCAACCTTCTAGAAATGCAGCAGCAATACAAGAAAGAAGGCTTTGAACTCAGACACGATTCAAAAAGAAACTTCAACACAGCCATAGCCGCGATAAAGAGATTGAAAAGTGATGTGAATCATTGCAGCGAATCCACTCAGGAAAACTTCGGCAATGATTCTGACATGGTGAACGCCATGTTGCTCACACTGATTGACAGATGCGGTGATGATGACAACCTCGCTTATAAGATGTACGAATACATTAAATCTTTCCCGTCCAAACTGAATCTAGACTTGGATTTGGATAATGCGTTCAGCCACCTGTTTAAAAAGGAGAAGTTATGAAATCGCAGAAAGACATCTTAAAATCCATTGAAGGTCTGTCCGATATAGAACTATTTGTTATTGATCTCTTTTGTGGCGCTGGTGGCTTATCCGAAGGTGTGGAAGCAGCACGATTGGATGGAAATAAATGTGCAAAAGTTGTTTGTTGTGTGAACCATGACAAGAATGCCATTCTTTCACATGATGCCAATATCCCTGATGCACTTCACTTTATTGAGGATATCCGTACACTGGAACTTTCCCCGATAAGCACTATTGTAGAACGTATCCGTCAGCTATACCCTGATGCCATGATAATGCTTCATGCCTCTTTGGAGTGTACTAACTTCTCGAAAGCCAAAGGCGGTCAGCCGAGAGATGCCGACAGCCGAACGTTGGCAGAACATCTCTTCCGTTATATTGATGTTATAGACCCTGACTACATTCAGATTGAAAATGTAGAAGAGTTTATGTCATGGGGAGATATGGATGAGAATGGGAAACCTATCAGCATGGACAAAGGCCGGCTTTATCAGAAGTGGGTGCGCAATGTCAAGAAGTACGGTTACAACTTTGAGCACCGCATCTTAAATGCTGCCGACTTCGGTGCCTACACCACAAGAAAACGCTTCTTCGGCATCTTTGCTAAAAAGAACTTGCCGATAGTATTCCCAGAACCGACCCATTGTAAAGGTGGTAGGCAAGATATGTTCTCGCGGCTGGAGAAGTGGAAGCCGGTAAAAGATGTGCTTGATTTCTCTGATGAAGGAACTACCATCTTCAGGGAAAAGCCTCTTGCAGAGAAAACGCTTGAACGTATCTATGCTGGACTTATCAAGTTTGTAGCCGGAGGAAAGGATGCTTTCCTTTCCCGTTACAATACGGTTCGCCCTCAAGACACATGCAAATCAGTTGATGAACCATGCGGAGTGTTGACTACTGAAAACCGCTTTGCAAAGGTACAGGTAAGTTTCCTCTCCAAACAGTTCAGCGGACATCCCGAAAGCAAGAATGTGTCTGTAGAAGAACCGGCAGGTGCAATCACCTGCAAAGACCACCATGTTTTTGTTTCTGCTTATTATGGAAATGGACATAATCATTCGGTAGACCTTCCAGCTCCAACGGTCACAACGAAGGACAGGATGGCTTTAATTGAAAGCCGATTTATGTGTTCTTATAACTTTAAGGATACAGGAAAGGATATTAATCAGCCTTGTCCTACACTTCTGACTAAAGACAGACTTTCCCTTGTATCTCCATTTTTTATGAATCAATATTCTGGAGGTGGTCAGGTGTCTGATATAAACTCGCCATGCCCCGCTGTTACCACAACACCGAAACAAAACTTGGTAACATACCAGCCGTGGATAATGAATACTGCATTCTCAAATGTAGGTAGCAGTATAGAGGAACCCTCCCAGACCATTACCGCAAACAGGAAATGGCACTATCTGATGAATCCACAGTTCAACAGTGCTGGCGGCTCTGTTGATAGCCCCTGCTTCACATTAATAGCCCGCATGGATAAGATGCCGCCCTATCTGGTAGCAACAGAAAGCGGTCAGGTAGCGATTGAAATCTACGACAATGATAGTCCTATGACCGTGAAGATAAAGGAGTTCATGGCACTGTATGGCATAGTGGATATTAAAATGCGGATGCTTCGCATTCCGGAACTCAAAAAGATTATGGGATTCCCTGAAGATTATGTTTTAATAGGCACACAAGCTGACCAAAAGAAATTTATCGGGAATGCGGTGGAGGTTACACAAGCGAGAAAAAATACTGAAGCACTTTGCAAAGTATTGAGAAAGTTGAGATTGAAGAAATCAAAAGAAATAGCTTAATGGAAAATGGAAAACTTATATTAGATGCCTGTTGCGGCAGTAGGATGTTTTGGTTTGACAAACATAATCCTCTTGCCTTATTCGTTGATAAGAGATCGGAAATAGTAACTGCCAAGGACAGAGATAAAATCAGAACTATAGAAGTAAAACCTGATATAATAGCCGATTTTACCAACTTGCCGTTTGAGGATAGCTCTTTCTACATGGTCGTGTTTGACCCGCCACATTTGAAAACACTTGGCAAAACATCATGGATGGCAAAGAAATATGGTAGGCTTCCGGATAATTGGCAAGAAATGATAAAAAGCGGTTTTGATGAATGTATGCGTGTCCTAAAGCCCAACGGGACATTGGTATTCAAATGGAGTGAGAGTGAAATAAAAGTCAATGAAGTTTTATCCATTATACCTTATAAGCCTTTGTTTGGGCATACCACTGGCCGACAAAGTAAAACGATATGGATGTGCTTTATGAAACTGCCAATTAACTAATAACGGAACAGAAATGAATACAACCTTTGAAAAATCGGCTAATAGTACCGATGAATGGTACACACCGAAAGAAATTATAGACGCATTGGGTGAATTTGATTTAGACCCATGTGCCCCAGTAGCCCCCCCCTATAAAACGGCAAATGTCATGTACAACAAAAATGACGATGGATTAAAACAGGAATGGAAAGGTCGCGTTTGGTTGAACCCACCTTATTCCCGTCCTCTTATAGAATGTTTCGTTAAACGGATGGCAGAACATGGAAACGGCATTGCTTTACTTTTCAATCGTTGCGATTCAAAGATGTTTCAGGATGTGATATTCGAGAAGGCAACGGCAATGAAATTCTTGCGTAACCGAATCAGATTCTTCCGTCCAGACGGAACTCGTGGAGATTCTCCCGGCTGTGGTAGTATTCTCATCGCTTTTGGTGAGGATAATGCGGAGGTAATAAAAACTTGTGATATTGCAGGTAAGTACGTTAGAATAAATTAGAGCAAAACTGAACAAATATGAGCAAACTATATAAAGTAACTATTTTCGGGGAATCATTCCTAATCGGGTGGTTCCCTTTCTCTTCACGCTGGTATAACAAGCTAAAGATAATCAAATGATAGTACGTCATTTTATAAGAGTTCCGGTTGGAAGTACTGTCTATTGCGACAATCAGCCGGTTAAAATACTGGAGAAAGGATATGCCCTTGCTCTATGTGATGTTAATGGGAAACGGGTATATATCACCTGCTATGATTTGGAAAAGAAACCATTCGTCAGCACGAATGGGGAAGAATGAAAAAGAGCCAACCCACGCACGACCATGAATCAGCTCTTCCTTACACGATTATGATGCAAATATACTATTTACTTTTAAAATAATCGTGTTATGGAACTGGATTTTAACAAAATAATTCGTCTTAAAAAGATTCGTATCGAGAAATCAGAACTTTCAGAAGAAGAAAACGCCTTAGCTTCACCAATTTTGAGAGATAAAAGCCTTATTAGGGATATCTATAAAATCTTCGTTGAGCTATTGAATAGCAGAAGTCTTCCCCCTTGTATTGATAGTGTTACCCAGCGGAAGAAGTTCATCTTCATTATCCTGTACCTGTTTTCTCCAAGTTCGCTTGCCGGTGGGAAAATGACAGCTGGGTTACGCGAAGAGATGTCAAGGGTACTTGGGGTTCAGTCCAAGAGTACAATTTCCGACAACTGCGCTGATGTCGTGTTTTTGTATCAGAACTATGGGGATTTCAGCGGGGATATAGAGTATCTTTATACCGAAATCGTAAATCGGTTAAGATTCAAAGGGCTAATCAATTAATGAGCCGGAGTTTAGTGCTCCGGCTTTTCTGTTTTCAAATGGTCAACAACGCTTTGTAATCTATCTGCATCTTTAGGATTGAAGATAAACTCGTCAAAGTCTCCATATACGCTTCGATGACCAAACACGTATTTAACAGCGTGGATAATACGTTTGAATACATTCCTTTCTGGTATTAGGTGTACACTGCAATAGACTTCCTTTTCATCCTCAAAATATGACATCACAATCTGATGTTCAATGCTGTTGCATTCACAAATAAATAGTTCTTTTTTATCCATAGTTGGTTATAACATAGTTGCAACTTGCTTTTCTACGGCTGATTTAATAAAAGCGTTTATTGATATTCCGGCTTGTTTAGCGAGAATAGCAATTTTACTATGTACCTCTGGCGAGATACGAATATTTAATGAACCGGAATAGCTTTTATGAGGCTCTATACCTTCTTCTTTGCAGTATTCTAAATAATCTTCTACTGCTTCATGAAAAGCGTCGGTAAGTTCTTTTACGCTTTCACCTTCAAAATTTACAAGTCCATCAATGCCTTCTATTTTCCCAAAGAAGACATTATCTTTTTCGCTAAATGCGACTGAACCGATATAGCCTTTATATTTTAATGTATTCATATAAAACCTCCTTATTTTATAAATCCTGCTTCTGTCAAATCATTTAGTACTTGCTTCATGGCATAAGACTTGATTATGTTTCCGGGGTGTGGCTTATGTAACATGATAGGTCTTTTGTTCCCATTCTTGTATATAACCCTTGACCCAGAAGTCTTTCCTTTGTCGGATTTCACATATCCGAAAATGAATAGCAGTTTTTCCATTTCGTCAAATGTGAAGTCTTTTGGCTGGTTCTTAAACCGTTCTATTAATTTCTCTTTCGTACCCATGCCTTTGATATTTTTACAAATGTAACTATTTTATAGTTGCAAAGCAAATGATTTAATGTTTTTCTTCAATTGCTATCACTATTTTCTTTAGTTCCTCTATTGTATTCGCTTTGTAAAAGTCTCCTTTGTACTGGATAAGGGCGGTGAGTTCACCTTCTCCGGTTACTTCTTCATACAGTCTATTTATAGGAACGTTGATAGCATCGGCAATATCAGACAATGTGTTTATTGTAGGATTGCCTTTTTCTATAATACCGTGGAGTGATTGCTTTGATTTTCCAATCTTATCTGCTACAGATTGAACGGTAAAACCCTGTTCTTTTATTGCTTCTTTGATTCTTAGTTTCATGGTTACTTATTTTAAATGCAAATATACTTCATTATATATTGTGGTAAAACTATATATGTACTAATAAAGGTTAAAGTCAAAATAAAAATGACTTTTTCTTTGTGAAGTAAAAATATAGTTTTACTTTTGCATCGTCAGAAACGAAGTAATAACAATTAAAAGATATACGATCATGGCAACAAAGAAGATTGATGAAAAGAAAACATTGAAGTATGCAGTAGCATTCTACTTCTGTACATCAGGTAAGATAAACTTCATGTTAGGCAATAAAATGTATCAGCATATAAATACTGTTTATGACCAAAGAGAAGATGGTAGAGGTTTCAATACCTGTGAAGTCGTTTATAATTACAAGGCTCAAAAGTACGAGGTTCTGAATGTAGATACAGAGATAGGCAACAAAGAGATTACGATATTATAAGTTTAACCAGCAGGGCGAAAGTCCTGCGCAACAAAAAAGAATATGACCAAGAAAGAATTAATTGCAGCACTTGCAAATGTAAATGATGACGCGGTGGTATTGTTTGGCACGAAAGAAATTCAGTTTTTCGGTGCATTTGCTACACAGGTATATATTAACTGGGATAGTAATGAGGTTCTTATAGCCAATAAGCACACAGATGCCACAACACCAGTTTACTGCGAGTTATTACATGAGGATAAAACGCATTAACATAAATCGGCAGGGCGAAAGCCCTGCGCAATATAGAAGAATATGAAAGAAAATATATTTTTAAAAGCAGTTATAGAAAAACCGTTATTGAATAATGAACCAGAAGTTTTACACCTTTTCGTTCAAATTATCAATGAAATAACTTCTTGTATGTCAGAAGACGAGTTAAGAGGCTGTATGAACTCTTTAATAGTAAGATACCCTTATTTTAAACTGTTTTTCGATTATGGTTTCGGACATAATCACATGTGGGTGAAAGAATCAGGTTCTTTGGAAAGATTGATATTGGTTGAGTTCTAATCTGGTAGCCTTCGGGCTACCACAATATACACGATTATGAAAGCAGATCTAGTTTTAGTTATCAGCCCCGAAGCCCCACTGATGAAGCAACTGGGCAAGGTATTGGGTAAGATGGTAACCCCTTATGACTTCTCTACTATAGAGAGGGGTGAAAAGTACATCACCATACAGCATGATGAAACTGGGCTTGTAGTGGCTTATATGAGTGAAGAAAGATTGAATGTGAAACATTAAATATTGATTATTATGGGTGAAATAGCAGATAGTTTAATTAGTGGTGAATTTGATTGCATCACAGGTGAATATTTAGGTGAAGCGGTTGGCTATCCAAGAACACTTGCTTATAGCAGACATGAATACATGCCACCAGTTGAAAAGAAGCCTACCAGCAAGGCGAATGTCTGTATAACTAACATGTGTAAGGACAGAGGTTTCAGTAACCGTGAAAAGATTGAGTTAGTAGCCAAATTCTTGTATAGCAAAGGTTATAAACAATTGCCTAATCTATCCCATCAGTATAAAATCATTCACAGCCAGTACAAGAATGATTTTAAAAAGTTTTTGGTTGAACAAGTAAAGCAAAGAAAGGATGAATAATATATTCACAATATGCTATTCAGAAGAAGAAGCAAATGAAATAGGTCACTTCATTTTGAGTAGAGGATACGAGGGTGTTCAAAATGATAGCTATAGATATTGTCGTGAAGCGATTTGGTGGGCTTTCAAAGAAGCTAAAAGGCATCATTCAAATTGCATCTACGTTGGCGTTGCAGGTTGCCAAATGACTGTATCAAAATCAAAGCGAGGTCTTAGACGAAACGGTCTTAAATACATAGAGAAAAGGCGAATGTTTTACAAATTACTAAGTAAGTATTGATAAATGATTATGAACTCAATTAACGACGAAAGAGGTTGCAGCGTATGCCAGCCCGGCAAAGAGAATTACACTACCTACGCAACGAAGTTAGGCAGAAAGAGAGTGAGAATGTACCAGTACGACTACCGTACTGAAAGTGGTGAACTCTTTGCTTGTTGTGCGCCTACCTTAGAGGCGTGTAGAGAAAGACGGGACAAATGGTTGGACGCTAAAAATAAATCAGTATGTTGACAATAGAAATACCAAAATCAAATAGAAGAAAATCCGAGGAAGACGCACTTGCATCTTTCATCCTCTCGGAAATCAAAGAGAAAGGTGAATGTGTTTACTTTCATTATGGCGTAGGATGGGGAAATAACTGGCCTCATTGTTGGGCAAAAAATACTGGAAGTGACGCTAAAGACAGACACCAAATTTCGGAGTTGGCGCACGATAATGTCATAAGAGCATTTATAGACAAGGGCTATTCTGTCGAGTATAGAAGTGAAATAGCCGCCGGAAGATATGTGATTATCAGAGGATAGCTACAATGGAAATGAAAACGAAAACAAGTAAAGTCACGTTTCTACTCCGTTCCAAAAATCTGCAAAAAGCATTATCTATCTTTCCCACTTTTCATATTAACGTTCATCAAAGAAGAATGCAAGACTTTACAGGTTACCAGTGAAATACTTTCCTGTAATTCTTTATCTTACCAGCAATTCGGCATTGATATCAACAAAGGAATTATAACACACATAACAAAGTATTGACAAGCCGTGTCAGTACTTTGTTTTCCTCATTTTTCCCCTTAGCTCCCTTATTAAGTACCTTCGTTTCTGTAACGCAAAAAAAGCAATTATGGAAATTATTTACAGAAAACTAGAGGAACTGAAGAAACTGGAAAACAATCCAAGAACTATTTCGGATGAACAGCTAGACAAACTTAAAGAGTCAATCCGAAACAATCCGGATTATTTCGAAGCCCGACCGATCATCCTGTCAGACCGTACTGGCGAATTGATCATTATAGCCGGAAACCAAAGGTATGATGCCTGTATATCGCTAGGTATGCAACAAGTACCGACCGTTCTTATTCCCAACCTGACCGAGGAAAGGGAACGTGAGCTAATCATACGTGATAACGTTAACAACGGACAATGGGACATAACCAAGTTGTTTGACTGGGATTGTAACGAGTTGCTTAATTGGGGTATGGAAGGCATCAGCTTTCCTGATCCGACAGATTTTTCAGAAGATATAGAAGACAGTCATAATGTACTCAAGAACGCAAACTATGAAGCCGGAGCTCATATCAAATATTTAGTATTTGAGGGGTATAAGATTCCAGTCAGTGAAAGCGAACTGGAAGCACTGAAAGCACGGGCTTCTGAATATTTGGATGAGAACGGTGTAATGGTTGGTTTTGTTAATAATCTACTTAGCTTATGATGGAATACATAGACATATCAATATTGAACCCGGCAGAATATAACCCACGCCTGCTCACTAATGAAGCACAAGAAGATTTAAAAAAATCCATCAAGGAATTAGGCATTATCAAACCGATCATCATACGTCAATCGGATAAACGTATCATGGCAGGACACCAACGTACAAAGACAATGAAGCTGCTTGGGTATACCCATGTTCCAGCCTTTATTCTTGATGGTGTAAACTCCACCGATGAAGTAAGGTTCAACCAACTTCACAACTATGCGGAATGTGAGTTGTCGGAAATCCAACCAGAAATCAATGTAAGTCTTCCTAAAGGAACAGAAGGATTTTATACTATATCCAACAAAGATATCTCCATTCTTTCCAAAGGAGGAAACAACTCACGTGTTGTTGACCTTACGAAAATGATTCTCCGTTACGGCCAGTTTGCAAATGCCGTATGTGACCATACCGGGAAAGTGATCATCTCAACAGTATATGCCAAAACGGTAAAACTATTAGGTATGGACCTACTTGTATATGTCCTTCCAGAAGGGAAAGAAGAAATCGCGCTCAAATACTTCTCTAAGGAATATGGAGTGTTCGAGTATTCCCATCTGGAACGAAAGACCTATATACAGTCTTTTGCCCAAAAGGCACGGCTACGGCAAAAGAACGGGGTTCCAAGCAAGCGTAGCCATTCAACGTTGTATGAAACGCAGGTTATACCATACATCACCAAGGATATGCGCATACTCGATTTCGGTGCCGGACAAAAGGATTACGCAACCATACTGAAGAAAAAAGGCTATCTCATTGACGCCATTGAATTCTTCCACCGCAAAGATGGAGCGGACATCATTGATGAAAAGGAAATCAGGCAAGATTGTGCTTCCATATGCAAGACCTTATCGGACTACGGGCTGTACGATGTGGTTGTGTGCGATAGCGTGTTGAACTCTGTAAACTCAGAAGAGGATGAAAATAATGTCTTACTTTCGTTATCAGCATTATGCAAGCCCGGAGGAATGATATTCTGGTCTGGCATTCCGCTGCTGTTCGCCCAGAAATCATCTGAACGCAAGGAAACACACGACCATCGTTCTAAAGCCGTATTTCTTGACGCAAAGAACTTCACAGCCAACTTCCGTTTTGGTGAATGGTACTTCCAGCATTATCATTCCACAGCTGACATCGTCAGATTAAACACAGCTTACATCGGAAAGGATTTTAACATATTCGATAAAGGAATGAAGATAAGCCCAGAAAAAGAGTTAAGAGGTTCGTCATTTCAAGTAGCATCAACCAACGGAAGGAGCGCAAGTAAGAGTGATTATCTGAAAGCGTTGCAATATGAATTCACACTTCCTCTTCCCAATAATCGCAAATGGGATCTGGACAAAGAAATTATACCAATCTTTAAAACACTATAAACAATGGCAGCACCTAAAGGAAATCAGTTTTGGATGTTACGCAGCAAGCATGGCAGGGATAAACTCTTCGCCACGCCTGAAGCGTTATGGGAGGCGGCGTGCGAATATTTCCAATGGTGTGATGAAAACCCATGGACAACAAGAAAGGCTATACAACGTACCATGCCTGTTAGACGCAAAAAAGGTAAAAGAACAGAAACTGTTAATGAACAGCAAACACAACAAGAAGTTTCACCTACACAGCGCCCCTACTCTCTCACCGGATTATGTATCTATCTAGGTACTTCATCACGTTGGTGGAGTAGCTTCAGAAGTGAATGCATGAAAAAAAATGATGAAGATTTTTTGCACGTCATCGCGCGGGTGGAAGAAACCATCGAGACTCAACAATTTGAAGGAGCCTGTGTTGGCGCTTTCAATGCAAACATTATAGCCCGAAAGCTAGGGTTGTCCGACAAACAGGAAGTGGATCATACAACACAAGGCAAACCCTTCAACGGATTTGACTTTCTTCCCTATACTCCCGAAGCTGACAAATTGAAGTGATATGGAGCAAAAGGTTAACTTAAAACAGCGATTGGCATACAATTTTCTTCGTGACAGCAAAACGAAATTTTTATTGTATGGTGGTGCCGGAGGTGGTGGTAAATCATGGCTAGGCTGTGAATGGCTGATGCAATGTGCCTACTATCTTCCCGGTACTCGCTGGTTTGTTGGCCGAAATAATTTGAAGGATAGCCGTGAGTCCGTTACCGTGACCTTCAATAAGGTAGCATCTTCTCACAGCTTCACGGCATACAAGACAACAAATGAAGGGATAGCCTTCGACAACGGAAGTGAAATCGTTTATATTGACTTGACGTATTATCCGGTGAAAGATCCGATGTATGAACGATTGGGGTCTAAGGAATATACAGGAGGATGGATAGAGGAAGCTGGTGAAGTGCACTACCTTGCCTTCGAAGTCTTGAAAACCCGTATCGGCCGCCACATGAACGATGTATATCATGTACCCGGAAAGATACTTATCACCTGCAACCCAAAGAAAAACTGGCTATACCGTGAATTCTACAAGCCCTGGAAAGAAGACAAATTACAAGCTCCTTATGCTTTTATCCAAGCTTTGGTGCAGGATAATCCTTGGGCAACAGAAGACTACATCGAAAGTCTTCGGAACACAAAAGACCGGGTAACAAAGGAACGCCTATATTTCGGCAATTGGGAGTATGATAATGATCCGACTGCCCTGTGTAACTACGACGCTATCTGTGACTTGTTCACGAATGAGTTCATTGCTCCTGCAGGTGAATCTACCGGTTCTGCAGACCTTGCAATGAAGGGACGAGACAGATTTATCGCCGGTCATTGGAAAGGGAATGTGTGTTTTATCAAACTGGATCAGGAATACAGTACTGGAAAATCCATTGAAACAGACCTGAAGCGGATGATGATAGAATGCTCTATTCCTCGTAGTAAGATGATTGCGGACTCTGACGGATTGGGGAACTATCTTGAAAGCTATCTGAACGGTATCAAGGAGTTTCATGGAGGAGCACGACCTATTAATCCTGAATTTGACAATTTGAAATCAGAGTGTGCCTTCAAACTGGCTGAGATGATTAACAATCGATTGCTTCGTATCGTATGCACGGAAGCACAGCGGGAACGGATCATTGAAGAATTGTCAGTTCTCAAACAAGCACATATTGATGCAGACACACGGAAGAAAGGAATAATCAGCAAAGAAAAAATGAAAGAAATATTAGGTCATTCCACAGATTACCTTGATATGCTGATAATGGCAATGATATTCCGCATCAAACCAACACCCAAACGACCAAAAGCAAAAATAGGAAAGATATGACAGTAAAAGAATTTTTGACAATAAGCAGCATTGCCATCGAACCTGAGGTTATCAGGACCAAGTTGGATGAACTGAGAAAACCTTATCAACTAGGGCAGTATAAGACACCAAATACCCTAAACGACATAAATATGGGAGAACTGATGCAACTGCAATCCATCGAAACAGAACACGATATCTTGTTCGTTCCCTGTACTGTACTGATGGGGCTGAGTAAACGTTATATATCCCAACTTCCAGCTAGCGATGTACTGGGATTCGTACAATGGGTGGCCAAAGAAGTTGAACGAATAAATAAACTATTCGCGTCGACTAATGTACCACCCACACCCGAAGAGAAGCAAGCAGGATCCGAATTGCTAAATTTTGGACCTTTCGGCATGATTGATTACTATGCGCAGCGCATGGGTATCACTGATCATGCAGAAGTAGACAGCGTGCCATGGGTCAGAGTATATAAATGTCTTGACATGGACGCCAAAAGAGTAAGATTCGAACGTAGATTAAGAAACATATTAAGTAAGAAGAAATGACGGTAGAGCAAAAAATTAAAAAGATAGTAGACTCCATGGAGGGTGTAAGTTACCTTTTTGACAACTGGCAAACAGCCAATATAAGACTGGACAAGATTAAATTGCCGGCAGTGCTTAATCTCCTTCCTGTAAGCGGAACTTTTAATCTAGGCAGACAGCAGTTAAGAGACTGCCCTAACTGTATGATGGCATTCATGGATAAAACCAAGTTCGATTTTGATGGCACAGAAAATGATGCAGTGATAGAAGGATGCAAGAATAAAGCCAAAGAATTCATATTGCTATTGAACAGGAGTGGGATGTTCAAAGAAATATCAGGAGATATCCCTTATTCTGTTTTCTATGACAAGCTGGATGTTAATGTAACCGGAATAGTTATCCAACTTAAGTTAGAAGAGATAATGGGTACTGTTATTTGCAACAAGAGCGTGAAAGAGATTGTATATGGCAGCAGAAACTAAAGCCGGAACCCTAAGGATAATAGGTGAAGAGCTGGAAGCGTTACGCAAGCGAATTATAGCCAACCATGAAGCAGCCGGACAAGTAGCCAGTGGAAGGACAAAGGGCAGTCTGAAAGTAGAAATGTCGGAGGACGGAGGCGTTTTGTGGGGCAGGCAGGCATTCGCGGTACTAGAAACCGGACGTGGGCCAGGGAAAGTTCCGAAAGGATTTTACAAGATTATCCGCCAATGGGTGGAAGATAAGGGTATACAAGTAAAGAAGCCCGATTCCTTCGCCTACCTTGTCGCTAGAAAGATAGCCAAGGAAGGAACGGAACTATACCGAAACAGAAAACACGAGGAAATCTATTCCCGTGATCTAGAAAATACCGTGGACAATATAGCCAGCAGGGTATCGGCTATATATGAAACAGAAGTTGAACATATAAATCTGAATTTCGACAATGAGAACACATACGATAGATAATACAACAATTGAATATCCTGACCAAATAGGATTCTGCTTTAATCCTGTGATAATAAATATCCTTGGCGGAAACTATCAATCTGTTACTGCAACGGTAACGGACACCACCACAGCCACATCAGACAGAGAGAACAGAGCGACGTTCGGTGGTTCCTGCTTCTTTGACCTATCATTCTATACGCAGAGCTATTTTGACGAATACAGAGAAGTCGATTACAAGTCAACTCACGCCGAAGATAGTAAGTTAGGACGTCTGTTTAGCATAGAGCTTGATATGTATAACGAATCAGGAACACTTGAAAACAGCTTCCAGTTCAACGTATTCATATTGTGGGGAGCCAGTAAGGTTGGAGAGCAGTATAATGGAAGCCGAGTGCTGACATGGTTCAAAAACTACCCATTCTCTGTAGGCTTATACTCTGCAACATCAGGGAATGTAAAAGTAACTATAGATGGTTCCGAAAGCTCCCCTATCGCATTATCAGGACAAAATGCATGGAATATCATTCTTGCTGGAATAGATGCTTCAGACAGGGTGGAATTTTATCTACCTGGAAGTAATACGGCAGCATCTGTTTTTGACCACACCTTTGATTTCACCTTCCGAGGGCTGCTCAATATGGCCACAAAGATCACTTGTAAGGTTGACAATTCAGACTGTGGAATATACTTGAGATGGATCAACCGCCATGGAATGTGGTGTTACTGGCTATTCATGCAAGGAGACGAGACTTCGCAGGTATCCAATGACGGAGAGTTCATCAGAAACAATATGCAGGATTACAGTTACAAGAACGGATACCATGGAGGTAGCGGACGAAAGCAAAGGAAAATGGAAGAAACGACACTTCCCGTATGCGCTCCATTAATAGACAGCATAACTTATGACTTCCTTTACCAAATGGCCACATCTCCTGTTGTTGATATGTTCATGGGCTATGATGATAACGGTAACGCCAGATGGATGGCCGTAAATGTGTCTGTGGGAAATTTCGTCAAACAGCGGGTATCACTGCAAGACTTTGAAGCGAACATTATATTACCTGAAACTAACGTGCAGAGCTTATGAGAAATGAATTATTATATGTCGGTGCCAACAACAAATTAGTAGATATGGACGACAGCACCAATATCACATTAAAATACAAGAATAATATATTCACCGATATAGGCAAAATTGTAAGTAACACAAGCTACACTATTAAACTTCCAAACACAGTGAGGAATCAGTCTGCATTTCTTCACGCAGACCTGCCATCCTGCCAATATTCCGTTGCTTCATTTTACCTTGACGCTAGATACATAAGAAACGGAGTAGAAATTATCAAAGGGGCAAAAATATACTTGATAGGCACGTCTGATGTGTTTGAAACCGCATTAATATGGGGAAACGCAACACAATTTTCAAGTATTGCCAATGAAGAAAAAAAACTGCAAGATTTAAAAGAACGTTGGCATTATGAAAGCCAAGGGAATGATCCATTTCCTGATTATTACATCGAATGGAATAGCGGAAAGAACGTAAGCCAATATGATAGTCATGGAGATTTCTTTTTCCCAAAAGTAAATTACAATATACGTTCAGCCGATAAAGACTTACCCTATCATCCGGCAGTTAAAGCAACATGGATTTTAGAACATATATCACTTGACAATGATGTGATATTCATTTTTCCAAGTGAACAGCAAGCAGTCTTGAACAAGCTGTTTATCCCATTGCTGACAAGAAATGACGGGTTGGAATTCTCTCAAAAGAATGAACTGTGGTTGAATGCAAAATATTACCTTAACCAAGGAACCGGGCCTATTGAACTTTACTTCGAAAATAAAGAATATTCATCATATTATGGAACGGTAAATAAAAGCTCGCTAAGCGAAGGCACATTCATTAGTGGAATAAAGACAAAAGGAAACTCCATAAAGCTCAATGCTTCAGGCAAAGTATCAATACATACTTTAACTTCTTTCTATCCCAGCAATGCAGCCATGATAGCTTATTATATTGAGAACGGAGAGAACAATGAAATATTCAACATAGGATATACGGATATAATAAGCAATGGAGGAAACTCTTACAATATTACGTTTGAGTTCGAAGGTGTAGAGTCTGACTCAGTAAACAAAGGTACAGATATCCGGTTTGGATTCACAAATATCGGATTTATTGCAGACGTATCAAACGGTGTAGATGGAATCATAAATCTAAGAATGGAAAACAGCCTTGTATCGCCCAAGCAACCAGACGAAAGTATTCTTAACGGGAATGGTCATTACCCCATTATACCAAATTTGCCAGATATGACACAGCTTGATTTTATTAAAGCAATATCTACCATGCTAGGCGTATTTGCATATCCTATTGAAGGCACGAACATTATAAGATTTATGTCTGTCGATGATATCATAAAGAAAAAAGAACAAGCGTACAATTGGACTAGACGGGTAATAGCATCGTATATGGCCAACAAGCCTAAAGAAATGAAATTCACTATCGATGGCTTTGCACAAAGAAATATACTTAAATACAAAGACGATGATACGGTAAAAGGCAACTACAGTGGAGAAATTACTTGCTTGATCAGCTCATTAGAGAAGTCTAGAGAAATGGCAGAGTTGAAATTTGCAGGATGCGACATGAGAGGAATTACAGCATTCATACGATTGTACAAATATGACGGAGAGGGAAAGGCTGAACTGCAAAAAGTTCAACCAAGAATACTTCTCGAGGAAAACAATGGAGGTCTATCAAATGGAACCTTCACACAATTGTCGTTCACAGATATCATAAAAAGATTCTACACAAGCTTTCAAAATGCAGTGTATACCCCCAAAATCATTAAAGAAAAAATAGAAATAACAGAAAAAGACTTGAGAGACTTAGATATGACCACTCCAGCATATCTGGCCCAATATGGGAAATATTATGCAATTCTATCCGTTACAGCAGAAAATACAGGAATAGCAAATGTTGAATTATTACAATTAGACATCTAAAATTATGGCAGACAAAGTAGAAAAGATACTTGATATCAAAGTGAATTATAATGAGGCTATCAAAGCTATAGCCGAGTATCAGACAAAAATCGACAAAGCCAAAGAAGCAGAGGCGAAACTGAAGGAACAGTTAAAGGCTGGAGACATAGAAAGGAAACAATATAACGAGAAAATGGCAGACTCTAAAATTCATATAGCAGACTGGAATGATTCGATACGTATTATAACGAAAACAATGCAAAATCAGCTCAAGCAGGAGAAGGCACAAGAAAACAGCCTTGTTTCTCTCCGTGCCAAACTGTCAAACCTAACGGCTGAATACGATGCTTTATCCGAAGCGGAACGTAAAGGTGCTAGCGGCACAGAATTGAAAAACAAGATTAATGAGGTTACTGATGCTCTAAAGGGCGCTGAAGAAGAGACACAGCGGTATTACCGAAATGTTGGCAATTACAAGGAAGCTATAATGGAAGCCGCCAATGCCAATATCCCGTTCGTGCAGCAGATAAATGTAATGGTGACCTCCTTGGGTGGAGTAAGAAATTATTTGTCTGGAGTAAAAACAGAAATGCTTACTGTTTCGACCACCACAACCGGCTGGATTAAAGTTTTGAAACTGTTGAAAGTTGCTCTACTTGGAACTGGTATTGGAGTATTAATTGTAGCTTTAGGATCTTTGGTATCATGGTTCACCAAAACACAGAAGGGCGTGGAAGCAGCCAATAAAATAATGGGGGCTCTGGGTGCCACTGTAAATGTCTTAATAGACCGGGCAGGCAAGTTGGGAAGTGCTTTAGTGAATCTGTTTACCGGGAACTTCAAACAGGCGGGGAATGATGCCAAATCCATATTCGCTGGTATCGGTGATGAAATAGTCAATGAAACCAAACAGGCGTGGAAGCTGGCAGAAGTCTTGAATGAGATAGACAAGAGGGAAGTCATGCTGTCCATGTCACGTGCCTCTAACCGAGCTGAAATTGAGAAGCTGAAAAAAGCTGCAGATGACCAAACCCTATCCACACAGGAACGTATCAAAGCTGCGGAAAAAGCTGCAGCAATGGAAAAAGAGGACTTAAAAATCCAAACAGACTTAGCGAAAGCAAGAATTGCCAATATGCTCGGATATACTAAAGTAACAAAGGAAGCCCTTAAGACCATTGAGGACATGCAAAAAGGAGCAATTACAGCAGATGAAGCTATTGGAAAAATCGGTATATCGGAAAGCACTATTGATGACCTTAGGAAATTAAGCGAAGAAGTAAACAGATTAAGTGAATTGGAAGAAAGCAGTTACACCCGTCAGACAGAGCAGCAAAACACCCTAAACTCTATCCGCCAGGAAGGTGCAGACAAAGCAAAGGAAGCAAAGCAAACAGAACTGGAAGCAGTAAGGGCAGCAGAAGATGCTATGCTTGCCTTGGTGAAAGACAAGAGAGAACAAGCACGGAAAGAGATTGAATTGAACTATTCCCGGCAGATTGAGGATTTGCAAATCAGTTTAAAGCAAGAAGAGAACCTTACCGCCAAGGCTCGTGAAGCCATCAACGCCAAAATAAAGGCTTTGGAACAACAAAAATCTATGGAGCTTAGCAAGCTGTCCGATGAGGAGCTGAAAAAAGAACTGGAGAACCGTTTAAAAATGATATCCCTGCAATTGGAATCGGTCAAGGAAGGCAGCGAACAGGAATACCAGTTAAAGATACAACAATTACAAGCACAACAAGAGGCAGAACTTACCAGCACAGAACAGACCGAAGAAATGAAACTGGCCATTAAAGCAAAGTACAATACCAAGATAGACGAACTGGCAACAGCTCATGAGCAGAATATTATCAACAAGCAAAAGGAAGCCATGCGCATACGCTTTGAAACGGAAATCGCACAAGCATATGATAACGAAGAGGAAATTCTTCGTATAAGGATGGAACAAAAGAAAGCCGAGCTCGATAGCCTGCAGCAAATGGAAGGTGAAAGTATAGAAGCATTCAATCTTCGCAAGCTGGAAGCACAGAATGCTTATCTGGAATCCAAAAAAGAACTGAGCGATAAGGAGATTGAAATAGAACAAGCTAAATATGAAGCAATGGGACAGGTGACAAATGGCCTTGTAGCTCTCACAGAACAAATTGGGGAGTCTGACAGAGGATTTGCTATGGCAAGCAAAATGTTGGCTTTGGCAGAGATCGCCATCAATTCAGGTAAGGCGATCGCAAAAATGGTATCCGCTGAATCAGGGAAAGGTATTCTTGGTATAGCTACAATGGCATCAGGTATTGCAACAATCCTTTCTAACATTGCAAATGCTGTTAAGATAGTAAAAAGTGCTAAATTTGCAGAAGGTGGTTTGGTTACAGGACCGGGGACAGGAACGAGCGACAGTATTCCGGCACAATTGTCGAATGGAGAATCCGTTATAACTGCCAAAGCTACGTCCATGTTCGCCCCTATCCTATCATCCTTCAATATGATGGGTGGAGGTGTACCTATTAATGTAACAGCAACGAATAATCAAACTTTAGGCGAAGATATGCTGGCCAGAGCAGTCGCCAAAGGAATGATGATGGCTCCTGCCCCTGTCGTTTCTGTAGAAGAGTTTACTTCAGTTGCGAATAGAATTAAATACATAGAAGAAAGCGGTAGTTTATGAAAGCATACGAACTATTATATATAAACAGGAACACTCTTAGGATAATGTCTGAAATGTCATTAGATGCATCAGATATTAAATACCTAGAAATGTATAAAGACTACACCCGTCTTACGGCTGAAGGTCATAAAAAGGCATATATCATGCAGTACCTGGCAGATGAATACAGCATTTCAGAAAGGACCATCTATAGAGTCATTGACAGGTTGTCCGTTGACGTTTCAATTCAATAAGGGGAAGAATAATCTTCCCCCTATTTTTTTACTGACAAAGCGTGTCAGTGCTATTATGTTCTGAAATTCTTATAGCCATATACCGTTTTTTACCTTTGCTTCAAAATAGATTATATATGGCGAAATTATACATCAACAAAGATATTGTTGCGGATAAAGACAAAATGGAAAATTGGTATCTAACTGGTGAAGAGGGATTGTCTTTTCCCGATATTCAAAATTTCCTATCTTGGATAGATCCGAATGACCACGTTATTGATATTGAGATACATTCATGCGGTGGTGATGCCGTTGAAGGGTATGCCATTTATGACGCCTTACGTGCTTCAGGAAAGCAAATCAGCTGTACTGCAGTAGGACGATGTGCATCCATGGCAACCGTGATATTATTGGCCGCTGCAAAAGAAAGACGTTTTGCTTATCCACATGCAAAGTTTCTTATTCACAAGCCTTATATGGCTTCATACGATGGAGACCTTGATCTTGAAACCCTAGAATCAATAAAATCAAACTTGGAGAGTGAAAAAAACAAGATGCTAGCTTTGTATGTAGAACGCACAGGATCGGAAGCCTCAGTTATCGAAGCCCAAATGAATAAAGCCGGTTGGTTTGGTGGTGAAACAGCCAAACAATTAGGTTTTATCACGACCGTTCTTATGCCTACAACTGCCAAAGGGAGAACTTACACATTTAATAACAAAAAAATGAACAAAGAAAAAGAAGTAACAGTGAAGCAGACTATCATAGACAGGCTGCTGGCCAAATGCGGCTATCAAAAAATTGAAGACGTACAGGTCGTATCTATGGAATTGACAAATGCCGAAGGTAACACGCTTACCGTGGAAAGAGATGAAGGTGAACCCCAAGTAGGAGATACAGCAAGTCCCGATGGCGAACATGTCATGCCTGACGGAAAGACTATCATTGTGACAGATGGCGTTATTACAGAAATTAAAGATCCTGATGAATTGGAAGAGGATGAAGTGAAAGCTTTAAAAGCCCGTATAGAAGAGTTGGAAACTGAGAATGCTTCTCTAAAGACGAATGCCCGTACCATTGAGGACAACAAGATTCTGAACGCAGTCCGTATGGCCGGAGGCGAAAACTGGCTGGCAAAACATTGTAGTACTTATAAAGTGTCAGCTCGTACCCAAACGTTCAACAAGGGTATAAAAGGAGTAGAAGAAAATGAAACGCCTATTCAGAGAAAACTTCGTGAAGAAAGAGAAAAAAGAAACAACAAGTAATAAAAGGAGGGGAAATGCCTATTTTAGATTTTGACAAACTTACACCTGATAATCAGGCTGTAAAAGACTTGAAAGACCTTATTCAGTTAACAGTCTTTCAAAACGAGGACATGGAGCGTTTCATGACGTTTATGCCCAATGTGACTAACGGTAAAAAAGCTGGTTTTATCGGTGAAATGGAAGATGTCGGAGTAGCCGGCTCCGGATGCGACCCTGAATATAAAAAAGTGGCTATCGCTGCCGCCCAAAAGGAATGGGAAATCGGGGATTGGCAAATTCCTTTGGAAATGTGCTATACAGACTTGGAAAACACCATTGCCAAGTACTGCCTTAAAACGGGAACAAATATAGGAGACCTGACATCGACCGAATATATGGACGGTATTGTACTGCCGAAGCTGTCTGAAGCTATGATGAAAATGATGTGGCGTTTTACATGGTTTGGAGATAAATCAGCAGCGTCTGTCACTGGAGGTGGTCAAATCACTGACGGAGTAAACATCGAACTATTTAAAACATGTGACGGTTTTTTCAAACGTCTGTTTGCCATCTGTACCAACAATACCGGACAGCACACTGAAATTGCAGCCAACGCAGAAGAATCATATGCATTACAAAAATCAAAGATGAAAGAAACAGGCATTGCCACATCAATATTCGATGCGATGTTGCAAGATGCCGACAGCCGGATTTTCCAAAAAGACGGATGCGCAATTTTCGCCACCAAGTCAATGTGCGATGCTCTGACTCACGATATGAAAGAAAAGTACAAGGTAATCATGCCCTGGGAAGTTGTATTTGACGGTGTAGAGGTCAGCAAATACGATGGAACAACCATCGTTAAATGTTCCATTTGGGATAGATTTATTCAAGCCTATCAGAACAACAAAACCAAACTTAACTTACCGCATCGTGCTGTTTTATGTTCTCCTGAGAACTTGATGTATGGATGTGAGGGCACCGAACCGATGTCGGACTTGGATATTTGGTTTGATAAGAAAGCCCGCAAGAACTACATTTATTCAACAGGAAAATTAGGCTCCATGATTGGCGAAGATGAGTTGGTACAGGTAGCATACTAACGAAAAGAGCAAATATGGCAATATGTGATATAACAATCAAAAAGGACATCGCACCATCGTGCGATGATCCTATCGTTCCCGGGCTGGAACAGGAAGGTGTGATAATGAATCGCGCAGACGTGGATTTCGGTGCGGTTACATTCAACGCAACCCGTAAGAATGTGATCGAAACTCTTGCACTGAAAACAGGTAAAAAAGGTTACAAGGTACAGGTATTCGGTGCAACCCCCTTTACAGGTACCAATACAGCCTTGGCAACAGGAACCTATCGTAACACGTTCACTAACACAGTGAACATGGTTGTATTAGCAAATGACCCCGATGTATGCAATGACATTATTGATGGGCTTGCTAACGGTGATTTTGTCGTTGTATTGGAAAATAAAGCTAAAGGGTTAAATAAAACCGAGAATCCGGGAGATTCAGCTTTCCAGGTTTACGGTTACTACCAAGGTTTGAAAGCCGCAGAGATCGGCAATGACAAGTATTCCGAAGAAACGGAAGGGGGATGGAATATCTCTTTGCAAGAAACCAAGGTTCCCAAATCAGCATTATTCTTGTACAAAACATCTTACGATGCGACAAAAACGCTTGTTGAAACACTGACAAAACCAACTGAATAATTATGGAGTTAGAAGAAGTGGTTGATAAATTAAAGGAGCTAGGAGATCTTCCCTCCTACTCCTCTTCTGATAAATCGGAGATAGAAAGATTGTACAAGGAAGTATTAGGAAAAGAATTCACTAAGACATCATGTAACGACTGCTATCGCGATGCTGTAATCGAAATGACTGTTTACATCAAAAAGAATAACCGTATGAAAGAAAAATGTAATTATATATTAAAGAATGGTGTCCTGCTTCAACCGGAGTTCGGAAGCAATAAAATGTACACTAATGACAACCTCACTGATGAAGTTGCTGAAAAGTACCTTGCCAAAAATCCGAAAGGTGAAATTTATTTCGCCCATGTACCTACGGACTGGAAAGAACGTGTTAACAAATGTGGATACAATCAAAGCCTGCTTGATTCAATGGTAGAATCATTGCAAGACGGAGTTTCTGAAGAATCCGTGGCTGACACGTTGAAAGATTTCCAAATCAACGGCAAGAAAATCAGTAAAAAAGTTCTGAATCTGCATCTAAGCAAGGCCATTGAAATTGTGAACGCAATGAATGGAGAAGGCGAAGATAAAGTTGAATAAAAGAAATAAAGGACGAACGTAAACCTCGCGAATATGAGAGTAAGAGATCTAAAAAAGAAAAGCAGTAACCGCATTGATACAAGCTATTTACAAAATCTAGGAATTCAAGCCTACGGACAGGACAACCTATATCCGCAGACATTAAAGAATATCATTGCTGCAAGCTCTACTGCATCTGAATGCTCAGACCGTTTCGCTGACTTCATTGAAGGAAACGGATTCCGTGAGGTTGCTTTTTCCAAATATGTAGTCAATCGAAAAGGTGACACATTGGATGATGTGCACATGTTACTATGTAAAGACATGTCCGAACTCAATGGAATAGCAATCCATGTTAACTACAATGTTTTCTGTGAGATAGTGGAGATGCAGCACGTACCATTTGAAAATTGCCGTCTGACAGAAGAAGATGAAAACGGTTATGTGGCAAAAATAGCAGTACATCCAGACTGGAGCGGAAAGAAGACACGTAAAGGGAAAGCTCTGCAGGTCAAGAAAGAAAACATCGACTATATAGATGTTTTTAACCCTCAAAAAGATGTTATACTGGCTCAAATAGAAGCAGCCGGAGGCATTGAATACTACAAAGGTCAAATCCTATGGGTGTCAATGGCCGGGAAAAATACTTATCCTGTCGGGAAAGGTGACCGGGTGGCTACAGAAATGAGTACCGATGAAGGGCTGTCCAATGTCAAGTACAGAAATGTACGAAATAATTTCTTCCCTGGCGCTATGGTATTCACCAAAAAGGGATCGAACATAACCTTTGACGAAGAAGGCAACGAAGTGAAAGATACAGACGATGACGACAGTTTCTCAAATACACTCATCCAGTTGCAAGGTGATACGAATGCAGGAAAGATTATGGAAGTTACTTTAGAAAGCGATGAGGAAAAACCTGAAATAATAAATCTGAACTCACAAAATTACGACAAAGAATTTACCGTTACTGACGCAAGTGTGGTTGAACGTATTTATTCAGCTTATGGCCAAGAGCCATGGTATTGCATCCGTATTGGTAAAGTCGGATTCTCAGGCGATATTTTGGAAGATGCTTTCGAGTATTACAATTCTATCGTAAGCAAGCAACAACGCTTAATAGAGCGTACCTTTAGCCGTATATTCAGCTATTGGTATGAAGTAGTCAACCCCTCTAATGATTATAGTGTGGAACCATTAAAGTATGTACGAAATGCAGCAGTATCTAATAACAACAGATGAGGTATCGGCTTTGTCTCGCGGAATGTCTGTACATCTCGATCCTGACAAGATAGAAACCTACATCCGTGAGTCGGAGAATATCTACATCAAATCAGCGTTGGGAGACGAACTGTTCCTTGACGTGAAAAAAAATCCTGAAAAATACCAGCTACTGCTTGACGGAGGTACTTATGAAACTAAATGTAAAAAGAAGATAATCATCACTGGACTTCGCGTAGCTTTGGCTTATTATACCTATGCCTGTATTGTCAAAAATGGAGATGGGAATGTATCCCGTTTTGGCTTCGTGAACAAGGAAGGTGAATATAGCAGTCATACAGTATTCAAGGAAAAGATGATGGTGTATAGCGATGCATGTAGCATAGCTGACCGCTACCTGAAAGAATGCGTGCTTTACCTAAAAGAATGCGGTATGCCACTTTATAACGGTGAAGGGAAATTAAAATCTAATAGAACTGTTTTTCGTGTAATAGGAGAATGAGCGATTCTGTTGATATATTAAAGAAACTGGCTCTTCAAGTAAGAAACGCATCTACAGAAGGAGAGAATACAGCTGAAAGAATTGGGCGCATATTTATCGGGATTCTAGAAAACATGGATAATTCTGATATAGAAAAGCTCACCAAATACTTTTTGCGCAAAGACAAGGAGGATTCTACGAATTTCCTGCTATCCTTGCTAGGCGGAGTATTGATTAAGAATTATGCCAAGTTCGGTGATTTCGTTACCGGTGTTTCTGGAGGTTACATCGGTGAGGACGCCCGTGCCGAGCTGGAGGCTTTGGTCCTGCGCAGCTCTCTGAGTGTACCAGAACTTCGTTTCAACCGTCAGACCTATTTTGAAGGATATAATACTATAAGTCCCGGCGGAGGGCTGAAGATAAAAAGCTTTATCGCCAATAGTGACGGCAGTTATACTGTCACCCCCGATCTGGAGGATGGTGTACCGCTGGGACAGAAGCCGGACGATATCCTTTTGGGCTTCTGGCATGACAAAAGCGTCACTACCGGTGACTTTATTGGTTTCCGGAAAATACAGTACCGTATCACTTCCGCAGATTATGACGAGAAGACATTCATGATGGTTCCGCGTCCCGGATATGAGTTCGTTCCCCATAACGAGATGCGTCTCGGACAGACGGGGAACTTCACCGACAAGGAGCGTCAGACTTATATCATCATAGACGTGCGTGACGGTAACTGCTGTATCACCCTTGTTGACAATGCCAACACCTGGGACCCGGAGCCGGCACAAATGAAGAGCTGGTTCGGCAAGAAGAAGGGTATGACCATCAACGGGATCAACTGCGACAGGTTCTCGGCGGTATTGCAGGATATCATCATGACGGGATTGATTTTTCAAATTGATGAAATTACCGGTAGCACAGTCCGCGTTCCTATCGACTTCCCTAGCTGGGAGCCGGGCAGGAAGTACGCATATTATTCCCGTGTGCCCCATAACGGTTCCACATGGTTGTGCGTCAATGACAAGGGCACTACTTCCGAGCCATCCGAAAACAATCCGGACTGGCTTGTATCAGCCGCCAAAGGTGACAAGGGTGATCCGGGCCTGTCTGTAATAGGTGGCGGTCATTGGGAATCCTCTAAGACCCCATACGAGGTCAATACCATGGTCACTTTGGCGGGCTGTGTTTTTATCTCCAAGGTGAAAACATCCAATCCTCCCATCAGGATCGCAAGGTTCAAGAATGGCAGTTATCGTCGCAAAAAGGATGGCGGTTATATCCTTTCCGGGAAGTCAGCCGACTGGACCGTGCATGAAGACTGGGAGATGCTTTTGGACGGGCGTGAGCTGAAAGGCGAAAGCATCACCTTCCTTGGTGAATTCGCATCCCATCCGTCCAATCCCAAGGAGGGTGACAGCTACCGAAATACGGCTGACCATTGTACTTACATATACCGGAATGGTTTGTGGATGGTCATGGTCAAAGACGGAACTGACGGTAAGGACGGCAAAGGTTACGAGTGGATCTACACCCGTACCAACATCATCGGCCTTACCCCTAACAAGCCGGAATCGAAGCAGCAGGATGATTATATACCGGAAGGCTGGACAGATGATTTTCTTGGCGTGGATGCCGACCATCAGGTGGAATGGGCGTGCAAACGTGTGAAGCGTGATGGAGTATGGAGTGAATGGAGCACTCCGGCCCCTGTGCACCGTTGGAGTAAGGACGGGGAGTCGAATGTCATGGCCGACCTTGACAATGAGATGGTGAGCGTCGCTCTTACCAGTACCGGCGTTACTACTTCCGCACAGTCATGGACTACCCATGTGTCCATGTGGTACGGTACCGAGAAACTCACCCTTGAATCTTTGACAGTCAGCACGCCTGCCGGTTTCACGGCAAGCACAAGCAAGGCCACCGGAGCGGTGGCGATATCCGTTGCTGCCGGAAAGTCGGTTCCGGAACAGAATACGGTCACCATCACACTGGCTGCAATGAAGAACGGGCAGCTCTATACCCGTGAACTGACTTTCAAGATAACTGGTGTCCGTGGCGGGGCGGACGGTTCCGATGCGGTAATTTATAGCCTTGTCACTTCGGCCACGATGGTCAGCAAGAACAAGAACGGCGGTTACAGTGTGGCTTCGGTATCCTGTCGGCGTATGAAGACAGTCGGTGCGGTCACTACGGCCACAACGGACGGGGAGTTGAAGTACAGTCGTGACGGTGCGGCCGAGGTTCCCATCGGTGATGGTGTCGGGGTGGCTTCCGGTAATTTTACCAGTAGCTTGAAGTTCGTGTTCTACGTGAACGGTCAGGCGGTTGATGTCGAGACTGTCCCGATGGTTGTGGACGGCAGTGACGGAAAGGATGGTGAGAGCATCACAGCCGCAGGTCATTGGGAGTCCGCCAACACTCCGTATGCGAAAAACAGCACAGTATCGTTTGCCGGAGGATCTTACTTAAGCAAGGTTGAAACCTCCAACCCTCCGATTAAAATCGCCAAGTTCAGAAACGGCAGACTCCGCAGGAAAAGAGACGGCGGATATATCCTCGCCGGCAGATCTGCGAACCGGACGGTACATGCGGACTGGCAGGAGATGGTTGCCCCCGTCGGACCGTCGGCATCCTACTGGCTGGACAGCCCTGTCAGCGTGATCAACTTCACTTCAACAGGCACGCCATCCCCGTCTGGATTCCTTGTCACTTGCAAACAGAATGTGGCAGGCAATGTAAGCACGTGCAGCACGCTTTATCTGGCAGCCCGCAAATACAACGGAAGCTGGCTGGCTCACGTAGGTGCTACCCTAAGCAATCAGATATCCGTTCCAGCGACAGCCGGATACACCCAGTTTGCCGTCCGGGCTTATAAATCCGCGTCGGACGCAAACGCATGGAATAATAATTTTGTCGCTGAAAAAGGGGTGGGTGTTGCAAATGATGGTTCCATAGGAGCGACAGGAGCAACAGGGGCGTTTCCCCGTGACAGAGGCGTATGGGCTTCCGGACAGACTTACGTCTGGAATGCGGATTACCGGGATAAGGTCATATATCTGATAGGGGGAGTTTATTATAATTTCCTTGTAAAAAATTACGGCGCTTCCGTTACCGCTGCACCCACATCTGTCAACGGTGATTCCAATTGGGAAGCTATGCAGAAGTTTGTGAATATCGCCACTGACACCCTGTTTGCCGATGGCGCGAATGTAGCCGGCTTCATGTTCAAAAACAATGTGCTTAAATCCCACAACGATGAAGGTGAAACTCTTCTTATCAATGGCGTAACCGGGTATTTCAAATGTAAGAATGCAGATATCACCGGCGTGATTACGGCGGATAGCGGACGTATCGGTCCGTTCTCCATCGCTTCGGGAATATTGTCCTCAAAGATCCTTTATGAAAATGAAACAAATAAATACGTCGGTTTCAATTTGTCTGCCGGACAAATTGAGTTTTATAACGAAAGGACATTTGCAAACGTAAGAATCGGGGGAAACACGCAGTTTGTCACCATTGAAGGGATTAAGTATGATGCTGGAATTGACATACAGAGTCCAAATGCCATGATCGGGATGCACATCAAGACTCCGAGCATTCCTCTATTCGTGGAGGGAGGTAACATTTTCCTTCATCCGAACAATGACAGCTATGTTTCTCTTCGTGGCATAGTTGGCAACTGGAGGAATATCTCTGTCAAAGCTTCATTGAACAACAACGATGATAATGTGATGTTTATTAATAGAGACAATATAGAAGTGACGCTTCCTCCGGATGTTCCGGGACATACTATATACTTCAAACGTATGAGCGGCGGAGTAAGATTGACAGGAGGACGGATCCTGCCTGCTCCCGGAGGACAGGAGGTGTCTTATATTGATTTGGATTTTGCATCCGGCTTCATTAAGTGTATGGGTAATTATTGGGTTATGTTTTATTGCGGATAATTTAAATATAAAGTATGAGAATAAATTTTGCACAATTCCCTATTTATGATGGGATTAAAAAAGAAAAGCTTATAGCCAGTAACATCACTGAGGCCTTCGGTGACTGGATATATAAGAACGTAGCGGGCTTGAAGGCGCATCTCCTTGCGGAGAAAATCTTCAAGTCGACTGTAGATGGTGTGGAACTTGACGAAGAGGAGGTGGATATCATAAGACGCTCCACCTCCATGCTGCCCGGTCTGCTGGCGGACTCACTGAATGATTATCTGGATAAAAAGAAGGAGTAGTATGAAAGAATTATGGCAATTAATCAAGATGCTGTTCTCAAGCAAGCCGGGTGATTTTGATACTCCTGAGCTGCTTCCCATGAAGCATTATCCTTTCAAGAGATACCGTTTCATGATGTGGTGCGGACGGATGATATACCGTGCCGAGAACAAGGAGAACATAGATAGGTATATGCAGACCTATGCGGGTAAGGAGAGTATGACGCACGAAACCATACACTTGCGTCAGGCACAGGTTATCGGCTCATGGGTAAAATACTACTGGCGGTATTTTGTCGAGTGGGTTAAGGGAAACCCTATCTGCCATCCTGCGAGTTCGGCATATTATACCATCTCATACGAAATGGAGGCGTATGCCAACGAGGGCAATTTGGATTATCCCGTGAACTATGACGGAAGCAACCTTTCCCGGTACAAGATAAAAGGTGGCAGGAAGAAGCTGTACAAATCGATTGGCGGCACTTCAAAAGCGTGGAAAACTTATATAAGAACTTTATAAAATTTGGATATTATGAGTGATTTGAATTTAGAAAATATAGTTGGCTTTAAAGCTGTGGATAAAAACGGCAACGAACGACAGGTGACCGTCGATGAGATGACAGAATTAGTTTCCGCACGGATTGTTTCCGCTGCATCAGAAATATCAACATTTGCTGCCGCTGCGGCAGCCGGAACAGATGAGTTTGAGGACCAGTTGCCCCAATCCGATACCTTCTCTTGGCTCCGTACTTTGGATGGTTCCAAGAATCCTACTTTGACGTCTTCAACGGCTGCCGCGAAAGTCCTGGGAGAACTGATGAAGTTTTTCCCGATAAAAGGGGGTATAGAGCCCGGTACTGATTTAAATACGATTGGCGGAGCTGGAATATATAATCTTAGTGGGGAATATGCCAATGCGCCAT